GACCTGCTGAACGCGATCGGGGCCCGTCTCTACGGGCCGAGGGAGGATTGATGAGCGAACTTCAACGCATCCGGCGGCGGCGTCTGACCCTGCAGCGCGAGACCGCGCGGCTCGCGATCTACGAAGCGCTGGCCGATCTTGCTTTCGACATCCGCCAGGTGGAGCGGCTGCGCTCGGATGAGCGCATCGCCCACATCCGCGATTGCAGCCGGGAAGAGCGAGCCCGGGTCGAGGCGCTGATCGCCCGCGACCGCAGCGACCGGCTGACCGACGCGATGCGCGATATGGCCGAGATCGAAATCGGCGAAGGGCGGTTTCTCAACATCGCCGATGCCGTGGTTGGACCCACCCCTGAATGGCTGACCAAGGGAGATACCGTGCCTTTCACCCCGCCCCTTCCCGAGAATGCCCGGAACGAGGTTGCCAAGCCGCCACGGACGAGCCGCCGGGTTCAGTGCCCGCAAGCCTATCGCCAGCTGCGCGGAGCGGTGATCGATTACGAAGGCTACCGGGCTTGCTGCTGGCTGGACGATCTGAACGAAGCCAGCGGCATGACCGGGGCCTGTGCCACGACCGACTACCAGAAGGAGGTTTTCGCTTCTCCACAGGCTCGCGCACCGTTCACCGACGCGCAGTGCGAGGCGCAGGACATGATGCGGCTGGTGCGCGAGATGATCGTCGCCGCACGCGCCTCCGATGGCCGATACCTGACGTTTCTGGAGCTTGTGGTGATCCGCGATGTGCCGCTGCACCGGGCGACCCGGCAGGCCCGCGCGTTCCACCGCAGGCCGCAGCAGGCGTTCGCCCGCGGGGTCGAAATTCTCGTCGATGTGAAAAATTCGATCGAGGCGGATTGACGATGTTGTCAAAAGCGCATATCGGTCTCGGCAAGTTCAAAGTTGCGCCCGCAGGAGGCGCTTCACCCGCCGGCATCTGCGCTGAGCGGGTTTTTTCGTGCCTGTCGCGGGCGAGGGTCCGATGACCGAGCTTATGTCCAAGGCCCAGTTCGCCCGCCATCGCGGCGTTGGTCGCTCTGCGGTATCGAACTGGATCACGCGAGGCCAGCTTGTGATCGTCGACGGCAAGGTCGATGTCGCCGCGAGTGAGGCGCTGCTGGATGCGTCGGTCGATCCGGGTCGCGGAAGACCGCCGGAGCATGACCCCCAGCCAGGGGGCGGCACTCCGGCAAAGAAAACCGGTTCCGCGTCGTCGAAGCCTGCCGCCGCCACCGCGAAATCAGAGGGCGACGGCGACGCGGATAACCTGCGCGAACTGCGCGCCCAGCAGCTGCGCGAAACCGCGCACGGTGCAGCGCTCAAGAACGCCAAGATGGCGGGCGATCTGGTTCCGGCTACGGCTGCCGGCAATATCGTGGAATCGACCATCTCGGGCTTCCTCGATCGGGCCCAGGCCGACTTGCGCAACCTGGCCGACATGCTGGTGCGCGAGACCGACCCTCGGAAGGGCCGGAAGGCTGCCGACGAATGGCTCGCCAGACTGCGCGAGAACTACGCCGACGAACTGGAGGCACAGCAACAGGAAGGATAGCGGATGTTCGTGGATCAGGAGCGGTTCGGCGAGAGGGCCGGAGCGCTGCTGGAACAGAACATCGAGGCCCTGCGGCAGTCGGCAATCCGCGCGGTACGGCCTCCGCCGAGACTGAAAATCTCGGAATGGGCCGAACAGCATCGGCGTTTTCCGGACGAAGACGCCTACCCCGGGCCTTGGCGCAACGAGACCGCCCCGGAACTGGTCGAGATCATGGACGCGCTGGTTCCCGAAGATCCATGCGAAGAGGTGGTGCTGATCAAGTGCGCCCAGTCGGGCGGGTCCGCATCGGGCGAGAACGCGATCGGGTATTGGGCCGACCTGCACCCCGGACCCGGCCTGTTCGTGCAGGCAACGCAGGGTGCGGCGAAGAACTGGGCGCGCGAGAAGTTCTGGCCGATGGCGAGATCGAGCCCCCGGCTGGATCCGGAGCGCGGCGGGGCGATTCGCGCGCAAGACCGCGACGGCACCGGATCGACCACTACGCTGATCCGGTTCGCCAGCGACAACGGCTACCTGATCCTGTGCGGAGCCAACAGTGCGGCCGATCTGCGGCAACGCACCGTCCGCTACGCGATCGAAGACGACCTCGACCAGTTTCCCGACGACCTCGACAATCAGGGCTCGCCGGAAAGCATGGTGAGCGCGCGCCTCAAGGTGTTCCGCAGCCGGGGGCTGTCCAAGCGGCTCAAGATTTCGACGCCCACGATCAAGGGCGTTAGCAAGATCGGTGCCGCCTACGAGGCGAGCGATGCGCGCCGGTTCTACTTCAAGTGCTGCCACTGCGGCGATAGGTTCGATCCGGTCTGGGAAGATATTATTTGGGATGAGGGCAAGCCCGAGACCGCCCACATGGTTGCGCCCTGCTGCGGCGGCGTGATCGAAGACTGGCGCAAGCGCGAACTGAAGCTTTCCGACGGCTGGCTGTCTCGCGTGATCGATGGGGAGCGCTCCCCCCGCTTCATGGGCGAAGAACAGTTTCAGGAACTGCGCGCACAGATGCCGCTGAGCATCCGGCGCGGCTTCCATCTGGAAGGCATGATTTCGACCTTCCAGTCATGGGTCGACATGGCGGTGAGCTTCGTGGCCGCGCAAGGCGATGAGAACGCGCTGAAGACCTGGACGAACCTTACCCGCGGGGTGGAGTTCGAACTGAAAGGGGGGCGCCCCGACTTCGACCGGCTCAAGGTGCTGCGCGAGCAGGACTGGGGCCGCAGCGAGGTTCCCGCTGGTGTGGTCGCCGTCACTCTGGGTGCCGACGTTCAGGCCGACGGCATCTATCTGGAACTGGTCGGCTGGGGGCAGAACTGGGAAAGCTGGCAGCTCGATGCCCGGTTCCTGCCCGGCGCGACCGACGTTTCGGGCGAAGGTGCCTGGAAGGAACTGGACGCCTACTCGCTAAAGGGCGTGACGTTCCCAGGCGGTCGCGTGGTGCCGATCGACCAGGAATGCGTCGACGCGGGCTATCACACCGATGCAGCGCGGGCCTACTGCGCGGCGCGCAAGAACCGGCTGGCAGTCTTCGGGCGTGCCGGCTGGGATATGGCGATACTGGGACGCGGCGAAGCGATCCGCTACGACCAGCGCGGCAAGCGTGCCGGCAAGGCCGGGGTCGCGCAGGAAGACCGGGCATTTCTGGTCGGCACCTATCCGGCCAAGCTGACCTGGTACGGGTTCCTGCGCGAAAGCATCGTCTGGCATCGCGAACGCGAAGACGGCGACGCCCCCGACCTGAAGCCGAAGGGGCTGGTCCATGTCGGGCGCGATGTGCCCGAAGACTGGTTCGATCAGGTCACCGCCGAGGTGATTGTCGAGGAGAAGCGCGGGCTCGGCAAGAGGCGGGTGTGGAAGGTCTCGCCGGGACGGCAGAACCACTACCTCGACTGCAGGATCTACAATCGGGCGGCAGCGGAAAAGCTGCGGCTCGACATGCTGAGCAACGAAGACTGGGAGCGGCAGCGCGATCACCGGCACGAGCCTGTGACGCAGCAGACCAAGCGCTCCAGCACTACGAAACCCAAGGCGTCGTGGATCGACGGCGGAAAGGACTATCTGTGACCGACTATGCAGCGAAGAAGACCGCGCTGGAAGACGCGCTGCTCTCCGGGGAGCTGACCGTCGAAAGCGATGGCGACCGCGTGACCTATCGCAGCGTCGCCGAGATCCAGCGCGCGATCGACTTCTGCGACCGCCAGATCGCCAATTCGTCCAACACCGCGCTGCGCCCGGCCAGTACGGTCGCCGCCTACTCGACGCGGTAAGCGATGAATTTCGCCGAACGCCTCGACGGATTGATCGGGGCCGTCTCTCCCGAATGGGGTGCATCGCGCAAGCGCGCGCGGCTGGACATGCTGGCCGCGCAGGAAGCCACGCGCCTCTACGAAGCGGCTGAAACCAACCGGCGCACCTCGGGCTGGAACCGTCGCCCCTCGGGCGCGAACACCGACAATGCTCGTGGCCGGGCCAAGCTGTCCTGGGCCGCGCGCGATCTGGTGCAGAACAGCAAGTATGCTGCCGCCGGGGTTCGCCAGCTGGTCGCGACCCTGTGGGGCGACGGCATCGCGCCGATCATCGTCCACGAGGACAAGGCGATCCGCCAGCGGGCGCAGGACGAATGGGATCGCTGGGCCGAAGGCAAGGTCGACGGCATCGGCGACTGGTACGCCAACGGCAAGCTGTCGGTTCGCGAGATGATCGTGGGCGGGGAATCGCTCAACCTCTGGAAGCCGGATGCCAATGGGCCAGACGGGCATGTCTTCGGGATCGAGGGCGAGCAGCTCGACACCAGCAAGTCGTTCATGCTGCAGAACGGTGCCCGCATCGTCCAGGGTGTCCAGTATGGCAGCGACCTGCTGCCCGAAGGATACTGGCTGTTCGACGAAAACCCGCACGATCGCATCGCCCGCATGTCGTTCAACAGCCGGTTCGTCTCCGCGCAGGATGTCGACCACATGTACGAGCGCCTGCGTCACGGGCAGGCGCGCGGTGCGAGCTGGCTGGGCGCGGTTGCGATGACGCTAAAGGACATCGCCGACATCGAGGATGCGACCCGGCTGCGCGAGAAGGTTCAGGCTTGCCTTGCGGTGTTCATCACTCCGGCTGAAGGTCAGGGATCGCCGCTGGGCACGACATCGACGCAGGAGGACGATGGGCCCGGCGACCTCGCGACCGAAACGCTGCGCCCCGG